CGAGCTCGAGCAGGCGGTCGCGTGAGCCGCGCGCTCGTCACGTTCGGCGTCAACGGGTTCGAGGAGCTGCTCGAGCTCGCGCTGCCCGCGTTCGCCGACTACGCCGACCGGCACGGCTACACCCTGATCGCCGACCCGCCCGACTGGCTCACCCGGCCGGCGTCGTGGCACAAGATCCCCGCGCTGCTCAACGCGCTCGACGAGCACGAGGCGGCGCTCTGGATCGACTGCGACGTCGTGATCGCCGACGGCAGCCGCGACCTCGCCGACGAGATCCCGCCGGAGGCCTGGCAGGCGATCACCCTCCACCAGACCGGCGAGGGCGACGTCCCCTCCGCCGGCGTCTGGTACTGCCGCCAGCCGATGCAGCCCGTGCTCGAGGCGATCTGGCGGCTCGAACATCACCTCCACCATCGCTGGTGGGAGCAGGCCGCGCTGCAGGAGCTGCTCGGGTTCACCCCCGACCGGCTGCCGGTCGTCCAGGAGACCGACACCGAGCTCTACCGGCGGACTCACTGGCTCGACGCCGCCGAGTGGAACGACCTCTACTTCGGGCCGCGCGAGCTCGCCGGCGCCCGCTTCCTCCACGTCGCCCCGGGCAACGCGCTCGGCGTCCGGGCCGGCCTCATGCGCGAGCTAACCGCGCGAGTCCTCGCGCCCACGAAAGGAGCGTAAGTGTCCAAGTACCTTCTGACCAACGCGAAGATCATGGTCAACGGCGTCGACCTCTCCCGCTTCGGATTCAGCCTCGACACCCCCGACGCGCGCGACCAGGTCGACGTCTCCGGCTTCAACCCCGCCGGCACCCGCGAGTACCTCCCCGGGCAGCGGACGCAGTCGATCGTCGTCGGGTTCCTGCAGGGGTTCGGGTCGGGCGAGCCGCACCGCGTCCTCGAGCCCCTGTACGAAGGCGGCAGCGTCTTCATGATCAGCGTCCAGGCCGACGCGACCGCGCCGGCGGGCGCCGGCAACCCGACCTTCTCCGGGTCGGCATCCCTCTACGACTACGACGGGATCAACGGGCAGCTCAACGCCCGCGGCGAGATCACCGCGACGTTCCTGCCGGCCAGCGGCGCCGGCTTCCAGTGGGGGACCGTCTGACGTGCCGGCCGAGGGCGAGGTTCGTGTCCGGGGGATGCGCGAGCTCTCCGCGGCGATCGCCCGCGCCGGCAAGGACTCCCGCCGGGAGCTGCGCGCCGCGTTCGTCGAGGTCGCCGAGCCGGTCGCCCGGGACGCGCAGAGTCTCGCGCTCGCCAAGATCAGCCGGATGGCCGCGAGCCCGCGCTGGTCGATGATGCGGGTCGGGGTCACCCGGACGTCGGTCTACGTGGCGCCGAAGAAGCGAGGCGTCACGACCCGCGGGGCCGACCCTCGCCGCCGCCCGAACCTCGCCGACCTGATGATGGACAGGGCGATGCAGCCGGCGCTCGAGCAGAACGAGCACGAGATCGAGGCGGCCGTCGAGCACGCGCTCGACCGTGTCGCCGACCACTTCAACCACTAGGAGGCGCAGCCTATGACCGACATCGACGCGACCCCCGACGGGCCGCCCGACGACGGGTTCGAGTACGGCGGCACCTTCTACCGCTGGCACGTCTCCGACATGGGCAAAGACCTCATGCTGATCGACCGGTTCAGCGGGCTCCCGATCACCGAGTTCTTCGACGTCGTCGACGACGAGCACGAGCGCACGCGCGGCCCGATCCTGCTCACCCTGATCGCGACCTCGATCCGCAACGGCCACCCCGACTGGTCGGTCGAGCGGATCGCCCGCCTGGTGCTCGGCCTCTCGCTGAGCGACGTCGCCTTCGTCAACGGCGACCTCGAGGAGGACGACACGACGCTCCCTCCTTCCGAGCCGGCGCCGGCGCCGCTGCCGTCGCCGCCTCCGAACGTCGAGCCCTCGAGCTCTGCACCCAACGGTTCCTCGTCCTCACCGACCCCGACGGCGACCGAGGCCTTCGAGGAGTCCTACGCCGACCGAGCGTGATGTTCCAACCCTGGCTCGCCCACCACTTCCCCGGCGTCACCCTCGCCCAGCTCGAGGCCGGCGCCTGGACGCTCAGCGGCTACGTCGAGATGGCCGACTACGCGCGGGAGCACCCGTAGATGGCACGCAAGCTCGTCGTCGAGATCGTCGGGAACGACCGCGGCCTCGAGCGGACGTTCCGTAACAGCGCGAAGTCCGCGAAGGAGTTCGACCGGTCGATCAGCCACTCCCTCCGAGGGGTCGCGTCCGGGTCGGGTGCGCTCAAGGGGCTCGGCCGATCCCTCGCGATGGCCTCCGGCGGGTTCGTCGCGTTCGCCGGCGTGACCGAGTTCCTCCGCTCGAGCATCGACGCCGCCCGGGAGGCCGGCGTCGCGCAGCGCCAGCTCGCCGCGCAGATGAAGGCGGTCGGCGAGACGTTCAAGACCAACCAGGGCGCGATCGAGAAGGCCGGCCTCGCGGTCGAGAAATTCGGGTTCACCTCCGAGGACAGCGCCCGGGCCCTCACCGTGCTCGAGCGCGGCTCCGGGAAGATCACCCGCGCGATCCAGCTCCAAGGGGTCGCGGCGAACCTCGCCCGCGCGAAGAACATCGACCTCGCCTCCGCCGCCGGCATCCTCGCCAAGGTGTTCGGCGGGCAGGAGACCGCGCTCCGGCGCGCCGTCCCCGGCCTCGACAAGCACGCCCACGGCCTCCAGCTCATCGCCGAGGCCGAGCGGAGGCTCTCCGGGCAGGCGCGAGCGGCGACGACGCCGGCGGAGAAGTTCTCGGCGACCCTGCACGACACCGAGGTCATCATCGGGAGCGCGCTGCTCCCGACCCTCGACAAGTACCTCGGCAAGTTCTCCGACTGGCTCGACAAGATGAACCGATCGGGGAAGCTCCAGCGCGACGTCAACGGGATCCTCAAGGACGCGAAGGGAATCCTGCAGGGCGTGCTCGACGTCGTGCGGCCGCTCGCCGGCGCGTTCAAGGCGCTCGGCGACGCCGTCGGCGGCACCCGCAACGAGCTCAAGCTGCTCGTCGGCGTCTTCGCCGCCTTCAAGCTCACCCGCTGGGTGAGCGAGTTCGGCGGGCTCGGGTCGGGCGTCAAGCGGGTCGGGACGGAGGCGGAGGCCTCGGCCGGGAAGGTCGCCGGGCTCCGCGGTGCGCTCACGAGGCTCGCGGGGATCGGTCTGATCGCGATCCCGATCGAGCTCCTGATCAACAAGGACGCGATCGACAAGAGCGTGAGCGGCTGGCTCGACAAGCACGGGCTCCCGGGCGGCACGAACAAGCTGGACCCGCAGCAGGTGATCGGCAACTACGGTGCCCTCCGGGGCACCTTCGGGACGAGCAAGGCGAACGCGTGGCTCCAGCAGGCGATCGCGACGATCACCGCCCCGGTGACCCAGGGGATCCGCAAGATCGCGCACGTCAACTTCGGCCCGACCGCCGCGGCCGCCGCCGCCGCGGCCGCCGCCGCGCCGGCCGGGCCGGGAGGCCTCGGGATCCCGAAGCGCGTCTCGGGGTTCGCGAACGCGCCGCTGACCGCGCAGCAGCAGCTCCAGCTCGGGCTCGCCGCGCACCCGAACGCCCTCAGCCTGCTCCGGCAGCAGGCCGCGCACGACCGGGCCGCGCTCGCGTTCGCCGGCAGGCTCCGCGCCGAGAACCGGATCACCAACGCGAAGTACATGCAGGAGGTGCTCGGCTACCAGGGCGACCTCACGAGCACCGAGCAGCAGATCGCGAGCCTCCATTCGACCGCGGCCGCCGCCGCCGCGAAGGCGAAGGCGCGCTCGCCCCGGCTGGGGATCCCGACCAGCCTCTCGGGGTCGTACCGCTCGCCGCTCATCCACGGCGGGTCGTGGCGTTCCCCGTGGCTCCACGGCGGCGTGTCGCTCCTCGACTCCTACACCGAACCGCTCCGGCTCCAGCTCGAGGCCGCCAAGGCCGGCATCACCCGGAGCCCCCGCGACGACCTCTCCGTGCTCAGGAAGATGAAGCGGGCGGCCGAGCGCGCGCTCAAGTCGGGCAAGCTCGCCGTCCAGGGGCAGATCGACGCCTACAACGAGATCACGAACCTGAACAACCAGATCGCCGGGATCGCAGACCCGCTCGCCGGGCTCATCCAGGTCTCCTCGAAGAAGCTCGCCGGGATGCTCTCCCGCGGGACAGGCCTCGGCCTCGCCGGCCGCCGCCGGCTCGAGTACAACCTCGCCGGCGCCGAGATCCAGCCGATCCACGTCCACGTCCACATGGACTCGCGCGAGGTCGCGACGGCCGTCACCCGGCAGCAGGCACGGAGCAACAACCGGACGAGCCGGCAGACCTCCGGGTTCCGTGGCTGACCCGCTCGGGGTCTCGGTCGCCTTCGACGACCCGCCGCTCCAGTCTGACCCCTTCTGGACGAGGATCGACACGCTCGACGGCTGCCGCGTCCGCGGCTGGACGATCGACCGTGGCCGCTCCACCGAGTTCGACAAGACCGGCACCGGCACCGCTGTCATCAGGATCGTCGACCGGCAAGGGCTCTTCGACCCGACCAACCCCTCGAGCCCCTACAACGGCAAGCTCACGCCGGGGAAACAGGCGGCGGTCGCGCTGCAGAACCCGACCGGCGCGCACGCCTGGTTCACGCTCTTCCGCGGCTTCATCGAGACGTGGACCTACCAGCTCGACCCGACCCGCCAGTACATGGAGCTGGAGCTCCAGCTCGTCGACGGGTTCGCGCTGCTCGCCCGGGCCCAGCTCCGCGTCGGGATCGACGGGCTCCTGCCGGTGCCGGCCGGCGCGGCCGGGAACGTCGTCTACGGCGAGACCACCGGCACGCTCAGCGACCGGATCACCGCGATCCTCGACGACGCCGGCTGGCCCGCAGACCTCGCCGTCATCGGCGTCGACGTGTTCAGCGGCAACGTGCAGGTCGGCCCGAAGGCCTACGGGCCCGGCACGAGCGCGCTCGACGCGCTCTGGGACGCCGCCGACGCCGAGTTCCCCGGCGTCGCCAACCTCTGGGTCTCGAAGGAAGGGCACCTCGTCTTCCACGGCCGGCAGGCCCGCTTCCAGCCCGACGTCGCCGAGTACGGGATCAACCAGCGCACCGTCGGCGACCCCTCGGCGACCTCGCACGACCCGACCGTTGTCCCCGTCGCCGAGCTCGAGTGGGTGAACGGGCAGGACAACCTCGTAAACGCCGCCTCGGCGACACCGCAGGGCATCGGCCTCGGCTCGAACTGGCGGCAACTCAACCCGGGCCCGCCGAACAACGACGACGTCGCCGGCCAGTACGTCAAGGACGACACCTCGATCGACGCCTACGGCCTCCGGTCGGTCACCTACGACCAGCTCCAGACGATCAAGGGGATCGCGACCGGGAACAACTCGATGGTCGAGACGAAGCTCTTCGCCGACTACTACGTCCAGAACTACAAGACGCCGGCGCCGCGGGTCTCGCGGATGGTCTTCAAGAGCCGGCGCCCCGACGACGTCCTCGGCACCGCGCTCTGGGGACACCTCTGCGCGTGCGAGATCTCCGACCTCCTGACGCTCAAGACCAGGCACCCGGGCGGCGGCGGCTTCGACACCGACTTCTACGTCGAGGGGCTCCACTACACCGGCAGCCCCGGCAGCCCCGACGTCCCCGTGATCGTCGAGCTCACGCTCGACGTCTCACCGAGGGCGCACTACACGACCAACCCGTTCCCTGGGGATCATCTCCCCTAGATGCCCGCCGCGCCGCATCCCCGCATGCACGGCCTGACCCACGTCCCCGGCGGGCCCGACCCGATCCCCGGGTTCGCCGGCGGCTTCGGCCCCTGGCACTACTTCACCCCGATCGCCCCCGCCGACACGCCCCCGGACCTGATCGCCGGCGACACCTCGAGCGGCGCCTTCACGAGCCCGTGGGGGAACATTCCCGGCGCGCCGCCGGCGGGATGGCGGATCGCGCCGGGCGGGATCGAGGTGCAGCTCGGCGGGGTCACCGGCGGCGAGGCCGGCGGCAGCTCGACGATCGGCACGCTTCCCATCGCGGCGCCGGCGCCGTTCGACGACACGCCTCAGTTCGCCGGGATCGGCGGCAGCGTGCTCGCCCGCGTCGTCGTGAAGACCGACCGGACGATCCTGTACGGCGGCCCGGTGAGCGGGATGGCCGGCCCGCCAGGCGCAACCGGGCCCACTGGGGCTACTGGGCCGGCTGGGCCGCTCGGGCCGACCGGCTCGACCGGGCCGACCGGAGCCGCAGGCCCCACCGGGCCGACCGGGGCGACTGGACCGACGGGAACCACCGGGCCGACCGGCGCCACCGGGACCACGGGTTCCACGGGAGCGACCGGCCCCACGGGAGCCACCGGCCCGACCGGTGCTACCGGCCCGACGCTTGTCTCATCCGTGTTCACCCGTGTCGGCGCGGTAGTCGCCGCCACGGGCGACTACCTCGCGGCACAGGTCACGAACGCCGCCGACAAGGCCTCCGCCGCCGTCCAGACATTCACCGGGCAGGTGAGCACCCCGAAGCTCGGGGTCGGCATCGCGCCGGGCACCGTCCCGCTCGACGTCCTCGGCGCGCAGGTCGTGAGCCGCGGCGTCGTCGAGGTGATCGACTCGACTGCGATGGCCGTCGGCGTCGGCGCCGGCATCACCCTCGGCGGTGTCTACAACAGCGGGGGAGCGGTGACGCCTGGCGTCCAGCTCAAGGCCGCGAAGAACAACGCCACCTCGGCCGACTACTCCTTCGACCTCGTCTTCCTGGCGTTCCAGAACGGGGCCGGCCTCATGACCGAGCGGATGCGGATCAACGGCGCGACCGGGCTCGTCTCGATGGGCAGTCCCAACGTTGCCCGCGCCTACCGTGCCGCCGCCCAGAGCTTCACCGGGACAGCCGGGCCGGGCACCTCGACGAAGATCAACCTCGACACCTCGAGCTTCGACCCCGGCGGCAACTTCGACGTCGCGACCAACCACCAGTACGTCGTCCCGTCGACCGGCTTCTACCAGGTGAGCGCCAACCTCTTCTTCGCCGTCGGCACGATCGCCTCGCCTGGCCGGTACGGCATCTCGATCCGGGCGAACGGCACGCAGGTCGCGCTCGGCGACGTCTACAGCGGGGCGGTCAGCGGCGACTTCGTCAGCCTCATCGCGGCCGACATCGTCCACCTCAACGCCGGCGACACCGTCGAGCTCTGGGTGACGAGCAACCAGACGGTCACGGCGAACCTGACCGTCTCGTCGGCGAACAACTATCTGTCCGTCGTTCGAGTCCAGTAACGATGGCGCTCCAGCTCATCGAGGGGTTCGACCACTTCAACTCGACCCTCCTCGCTGGCCTCAAAGGTTGGACGTGGTACAGCGACGGCATCGGCTCCGGGCAATGGCAGCCCTCGTGGATCACCGGCCGGATCGGCGGGCAGGCGTTCCGAGCGACCGTCAACAACAACACCGGCGTCTTCACCACCTACCTCAGGAAGACGCTCCCGGGCACCTACACCTCGGCCACGGTCGGGTTCGCGCTCCGCGTCAACGCGCTCCCGATCCCCGGCAACCAGGCCTTCGTCTTCGCCGGCTTCACCGCCGGCACGACGCAGGTCTTCGCCGTCCGGGTCGGCTCGAGCGGCGAGGTCGCCGTCTACGGCGGCACGAGCGGCTTCGTCAGCTCCGCGGTCAACCTGATCCGGGCGAACGTCTGGAACTACCTCGAGGTCAAGGTCACCGTCGCCGGCGCCACCAGCACGGTCGAGTGCTACCTCAACGGGCTCCCCTGCATCGCGACTTCGACCGTGAACTGCGGCAGCAACCCGCTCGCCGCCGTCGGCCCCTACAGCGTCTCGAACAACGCCTGGCTCGGCTCGCCCGGCTTCACCGAGACGCTCGACTACGACGACATCTACGTCACCGACACCACGGGCGGCGTCAACGCCGGCTACCTCGGCGACGTCCACGTCCAGACCCTCTACCCGGTCGGCGACGGCGCCAACAGCGCCTGGGCGCCCGACGCCGGCACCTCGCACTACCAGCGGGTCTCAGACAACCCACCCGACGATGACACGAGCTACGTGAGCTCGGGCACGGTCGGCGCGAAGGACTCCTACGCCTTCGGCGACCTGCCCGCCGGCTCCGGCCCGGTCTACGGGCTCCAGGTCAACCTCTGGGCCCGGAAGGACGACGCGACCGTGCGGCAGCTCAAGCCGCTCGTGCGGATCGCCGGCACCGACTACCTCGGCCCGGCCGCGTTCACGCTCGCGACGAGCTACGCCGACCTGGCGCAACTCTACGACGTCTCGCCGGCGAGCTCGGCCGCCTGGTCGCCGGCGGAGGTCAACGCCGCCGAGTTCGGCGTCGAGGTGTTCTCCTGACCGATCGCCTCACGCAGGAGGCGGTCGAGGCGCTCCGCGCCGCGGCCGCCGCCGCCCGGGTCACGCAACTCGCCGCCGAGGTGCTGATCCCCGCGCACTGGCCCGGCGTCTGGACGCCGCCTATCCTGATCCCCTACGCGAAGCCCACCATCCGAGCGACCTGAGGAGGACGCAATGAGCGAGACGCAGACCGAGCCCGAGACCCCGGAGCCGAACCTCGAGCCCGACCCCGACGCCGGCGACGACGACGGCGACGAGAGCGACGAGCAGGGCGACGAGGAGGGCGGCACCGAGGAGTGAGCTGGGACGCGCAGCCGCCGAAGGGCGGCCCGATGGTCACCGTCAAGGGGTTCCCCGGGCCGCTCTACCCGCCTGACGCGGCCGAGCACGGCAAGACCCCCTCACCGGACTCGCCGTTCGCGGTCGCGTGCAAGCGCACCCTCGGCCGGATCGGCGCCGGCCCCTGGGACCCCGCCGGCTACGACCAGACCTACTCGGACGCGTTCGCGCACGGCACCGGCACCTGGCAGGACGGCGGCATGGCCGCCGTCCAGGCCTGGGCGAGACTCGACCCGACCGGCTGGGTCGGCCAGAAGACCTTCAACTTCCTCCGCTCCGTCCGCGTCCCGCAGGGCCGCTCGCACGCCGGCGAGATGGCGATGGACGCCTACAGCGCGCAGCTCGTCGACCAGGCCTACGACGCCGCGCACCCGCCGCCGCCGAAGTCGACCGTCCGGGAGGCCGCGCTCAAGCGGCTGACCGGGAAGCTCGGCGTCAAGGAGTCGCCGGCCGGGTCGAACCTCCAGATGTTCGGCGAGTGGTACGGCGAGAACGGCGTCCCCTGGTGCGCCATCTCGGTCACCTGGGCCTACGAGCTCGGCGCGACCGATGTCGGCAAGGCCTGCCCGAGCTTCCAGACCGTGAAGGAGGCCGGCGCGAACGACCGGCACGACTACGTGCCCTGGCTCGTCAGTGACGCCCGCAACGGCCGCTACGGGTTCTCGATCACGAGCTCGCCCATTCCGGGCGACCCGGTCTGTTACGACTGGAATCGCAACGGCGACTTCGACCACGTCGGCCTGTTCGAGGCCTGGACGTCGCCCGGCACCGCCTTCACCGCGATCGAGGGCAACACGAGCGGGTCGAACAACTCGAACGGCGGCGAGGTGATGCGCCGCACCCGCTCGATCTACGGGCAGGGCACGCTCTTCGTTCGCGTCGCCGAGCCGTGAGCGACGGGCCGACCGGGATCATCCCGTCGCTCCCGCCGGTGCCGACTGACGAGGAGCGCGTCGTCCTGGTCGCGGTGCTCGCGGCCGGCCTCGCGCTCGCGCTGACCGTGGTCGGCCTCGCCGTGCTCGGCTGGCAGGGCGGCGCGAGCCGCGACGTCGCGATCACCGGCCTCGCGTCGATCGGGGCCGCGCTCGCCGGTGGGTTCGCCGGCTGGATCGCCCGCGGCCGCCGCCACGACTAACAAGCCGCCCGGGCGGGCTAGCTCGGGAATCTCCACGTCCAGGTCCACATCGACCCGTCCGGGCTCGACACCTGCACGACCACCTCGCTCCGGCCGTGAGGAGTTCGGATCACGCAGGAGAACCGCGAGAACCTGCCGGCGATCCGGTTCCCCCGGCCGGCGCAGTCTGCGGTCACGATCTGCGTCGACGCCGAGGTCGTGCCGATCTGGACGTGCAGGCCGTCGCGGCGCATCCGGGTGGCAACGGCAGCAGGGGCTACGTAGTAAGGCGCGGCGATCACAAGGCTCACGGTACGGCGCCTCGAGGCGCCGCTGCCAGCCCCGAACGGAGTAGATCGCGACGTCGAGTAGTCGCCTCGAACGGAAAAACCTCGCACTTTGCGACAAACCGGTTTGCGCGCACAAATGGCGGCCGTCTAGGGTGCGCGGCGCGGCTCGGAGGGATGGGATCCGGGCAGGTCAATCGGGCTCGCCTCCTCGAGCAGAACGGCAATCGGAGGGGATGGCAATGCCCGGAGACGTGACCACATGAACGCCGGCGAGCACGCCGAGACGGCGAGCCGGCTCCTCGAAGGGGTCGAGTCGCTCACGGCGCGGCTCGTGGCTCTCGGGCCCGACGAGCGGCTGCAGATGGTCGTCGACGGCGGCTTCACCCGCGCCAACGCCGACCTGCGCTGGACGGCCGAGCTCGCGATCGCGCACGCGCTGACCGCGCTCGCACTCGGGGCCTCGACCGGCTCGGAGAGAGAGAGAGAGAGAGAGAGAGAGAGAGAGAGAGAGAGAGAGGCGACCTGAATGGGCGCCCGGCCTCCTCTGCGCACGACCTGGCGCATCCGCGCCCTCGACGCGCTTCGCTCTCTCGACGTTGAGCTGACCGTCGACACCTCGGCGCCGGCGGTACTCGAGGCGATCGAGGACGCGGCCGCGCAGAACGGGATCACGCTCGAGCGCGTCGCCGGCGCCGACCCCCGCTTCGCCGAGCCGGTCGGCGAGAACGAGATCGCCGGGCTCGCGGTCGCGTTCAAGGCGCTCGTCCACCGGGCCGGCGGGCGCGTCGAGATCACCGAGGCCGAGCTCCTCCAGGCCCGCACCCTGCTCGCGCGCGTCGACGCCGACCCGGAGATCATGGTCGTCGAGCTCGTCGACGGCACCCCGCCCGACACGCCGCGCTTCGCCGCCGAGGACGTCGCATGAGCGGCGACGAGCGGAAGCTGCAGCAGGCCGCGCGCGAGCTCTACGACCAGGCCGAGGGGAACCCGCGTCGGCTGGCGATGCTCGCCGCGCAGTTCCAGGCGGCGATCGAGCGGCGGCCGGTCGGGCTGCTGACGGTCGTCGGTGGCGTCTCGCACCGCACCGGTGAGCCGTTCGTGCGGATCGAGTGGGGCGAGCAGCGAGGCCAGGTCGACGTCGACACCGCCCGCGACTTCGCCCGCAACGTCCAGGAGGCCTGCACGAACGGCGTCGCCGACGCCGCCCTGCTCGCCTGGGCCCGCGACGAGCTCAAGCTCGACCTCGACGGGGCCGCGCATCTGATCGACGGCTTGCGCCGCTACCGCACCGACCGCTGGGGACAGCCCGACCTCGAGCTCGAGCTCGAGACGGAGCCGCCGGCCGAGGAGGAGGAGCGATGACCGCGTTCGATCCATCGCCGGCGCGCCGAGGCCTCGACCTGCTCCTGCAGCGCCACCCGCAGCTCGACCTCGTCTCGGCGCGCATCCCCGGCCGCGACCCCCACGACCCGATGACCCCGTGGGTGAGCTCGTCGTGGCTGCTCGTCGGGCTCGGCCAGCCGTCCGAGGGCGACGCCGAGGCCTACGCGATCTGGTCGTTCGCGATCTGGCGCTCGACCGGCGCCGTCTTCGCGATCGGCCCGGACGGCGCCGTCGGCGACGAGCCACTCCTCGAGCTGCAGGACGCCCCGTCGTTCACCTGCCCGGTCTGCGGCCGCACGAGCTGGAACCCGATCGACGCCCGCGAGCGCTACTGCGGCGCCTGCCACGGCTTCACCGAGACCCCGCCCGCCGGCTTCGCCTGGGTGCTGTTCGTCGGCGGCCCGCTCGACCGCACCGGCCAACTCGTCCGGCTCGCGATGCTCGAACCCGGATGCGTCTACGACCGCGCCATTGACGGCGCGGAGGGCCGGTACGTCTACGACGGCGAGTCGTTCCACGCGGTCGGCGGCCCGTGAGCATCGAGCACAACCTCGACGCGCTCTCCCGGCTCCGCACCGAGCCCGGCTGGGCCGGCGCCTTCACCCACGAGCAGGCGCCAGGCGCGATCGCCAACGGCAGCCGCGTCGTCAAGATCCTCGACGAGCCCTCCGACGCGCACCGGGTCGGCGCGACCGCGACCGTGCTCGGCTCGATCGGCCCGATCCCCGACGTGGTCGAGCTCGGCCCGTTCGCGAGCGCGCCCGCCGGCAGCTACCTCTACTTCGTCGCCTGGGACGACCGGCCGAACGTCGCGGTCGCGATCGGCGGCCACCGGGTCGTCAGCTACGTCGAGTGGCTGCATGCGCTGCTCGTCCACGACCCGCGCCTGCGCGAGACGTCGGCCTCGGTCGTCGAAGCGATGCTCGTCGAGCTCGCCACGCTCGACGACGATGCCGAGCTCCCCGACTGGCTCGACGAGGTCGACGAGGCGCGCGGCCTGACCGTTCTCGAGCTGCGCGACCGGCTCCGCTCGAGCCTCGCCGAGATCTCGGAGAGCGACCGGTGACCTTCGACGAGCTCGAGCTGCTGACGATGGCCGAGGTCGCGAAGCTCTGGCACGTCAGCCAACGCACCGTCCGCCGCCGCGTCGCCGCCGGCGAGCTCCCGGTCGTCCGCCTCGGCCGCAACACCGTCCGCATCCGCGCCGAGGTCGCCGCCCGCGTCGCCAGGGGCGACCACGCTAATGTGGTCGTCCCACTACCAGGAAGGAGCCTCCGGTGACCATCACCACCGCGAAGCTACTGCCCGGCGTCGACCAGCACGGCGCCGGCTACAGAGTCCGCCTCTCATTCGACGGCCGCCCGCACATCGAGCTCGGCTTCCAGACCCCCGACCAGGCGAACGCCCGGGTGCTCGAGCTGCGCGACCTCCGCCGCCGAGGCCTCCCGCCGACCGCCGCGCCGGCGCAGCTCACCCTCGCCGAGGCCACCGACGCGTTCCTCGCCCGCAAGCGCGTCAGCGGCCGCGGCCGCACCCTCCGCCACCGCGGCCTCGAGCACTGGCAGCGCGCCACCCAGCCGTGGCGCACCGGCGAGCACGCCGCCACGCCGCTCCCGATGCTCCGCCGAGACCGGCTCGAGCGCACCGTGCTCGAGCGCGCCGCCGCCGCACCGACCTCCGCCCGGAACGAGCTACAGGCGCTCAAGGCGATCCTTCGCTACACGGCCGACCCCTCGGTCGACCCGGCGATCCTGACGATCGAGCCGATCGCGGTCACCCCGCGGCGCCGGCGCGCGCTCACCGTCGACGAGCTCGAGCTGCTCGCCGGCTGCGCCCCCGACTACGCTCGCCGGATGCTGCTCCTGAACGGCACCGCCGGCTTCAGGATCGGCGAGCTCTTCACCCTCACCGACGACCGGCTCGACCTCCACCCGGCCAGCGTCGAGGCGCCGGCGCACGGGTCGGTGCTCGTCACCGCCGAGCTCGCGAAGGAACGCCTCGACAAGCGGGTCGCACTCGACGCGCAGGAGGTCGCGCTCGTCCGCGAGCAGCTGATGGCCCGCGCCCCCGGCACCCGGCTCGTGTTCCCAACCCGCACCGGGCGCCCCTGGCGGTACGGGCAGTTCCACAAGCTGGTCTGGGCGAAGGCGACCGAGCGGGCCGCCGCGGTCTGGCGCGACGAGCACCGCCTCGACGACGACGCGCCGACCCCGTTCTGCGACCTGACCCCGCACGACCTGCGCGCGACCGCCGCGACGCTGATGCGCGAGGTCGGGTTTTCACGTGAGGAGGCCGCCGACCGGCTCGGCCACGTCGACTCCGGCGAGCTCCTCGAGCGGGTCTACGACCAGGGCGACCGGGGCGCCAGGGCGCAGCGCGCGATCGCCGCGAGGGTCCCGCAGGGGCTCAGGGCGGCGCTCAGCGCGCCGGCCGAGCTCGAGCTCGCCGAGACGATGTTGGGGCCGGAGTAGTGGCCGGGCCCGACCACGCCGAGGCGGCCGCGGCGATGCGTGATGGCTCGTCGCGCGCCGGCCTCGGCACTGACCGCTGCGATGCCAGGATCCGGCCGTTCCCGAACGACACCGAGATCGCGTGCGAGCAGACCGGCGATCACGACCGCCACTCGGGCACCCTGCGCGAGTACGCCTCCGCGGGCTCCGTGACCGTCGTCGAGTGGCTCGACGGCGATCGCCGCAGCTACCGCGGCGACTACCCGGGCCCGTGCTCGGTCGCCCTCTGCTCGCTCCCGAGCGGCCACCGCGGGAGCCACGCATGAGCGTTTTGTCCAATCTCTGTCCAGCGGCGCCGAGGCCTCCGGCCGGATCCCGCATGGATACAGGGATTGCGGCGATGGGCGGTACTGGGCTCGAACCAGCACCGCCCATTCGTGACAGGGACGGCCAGCAGCGGCCACGGTCGGCCAGAAACCCGCGCTGTGCGGCGCTTTACGCCCCGCTGAGCCGGCCACGGGCGGACAGCGGCGGCCAGCCGCGGACACCCCGGGTGGGGCCGGTTTTGTCCAGAACCTGTCCAATCGCGAGGCGCGCGACGTGAGCCGCGCCGATCGCCGCCGCTCGAAGCATCGGCGCCCCGGGCTCGGCCGCGACGAGGAGTTCTTCCTCCGCATGCAGCCGCACCTCGCCGATGCGCGCGACGCGCAACACGCCGGCGAGACCTCGCCGCGAGGCGAGTTGCAGAAGCTCGTCCCTCGGACGATCGACGACACCGAGAGGCGATGAGCGCGCTCGACCTCACCGAGCTCGCCGGCCGGATCGACCGGCACGAGGAGACCCTCTACGAGCTGAAGCGCCAGGTCGCCGCGACCCGCGAGCAGACCTCCATGCTGCGCAGCTCGGGCGTGGTCGCGCTCGAGCTCGAGCGGGCGCTGACCTCGCTGACCACCGCCGAACGGCAACTCGGCCGGGCCCGACGGGAGGCCGAGCGGTGACGTCGATCGAGATCCTGCTGATCACGCTCGTGAGCGAGCTGCGCGAGATCACCGACGAGGTCGACGGGCTCGAGCCCTGGCCGGCCGACTCCCCCGAGGCGCGCCTGATCGCCGGCGTCCGGGCGGCGATCGCCGCCTGGGACAACCACGACCAGGAGGGGCAGCAATGAGACTCGTTCCGCAGACCTCGATCGACGAGCGCACGATCGAGGACGGCGACCTCGAGGCGGCGCTGGAGAAGCGTGAGCGCGCGAAGGCCACCGCGGCCAAGGCGCGCAAGGTCTACACCGAGGCCGACGAGGACGCGAAGGCGCGCATCACCCGGCTCGAGGTCGGCGCCGGCCCGGTGCGCGTCGGCCGGTTCGTGATCGCGTCGCGCACGGTCGAGCCGCGGCTCGTGTCGTTCGAGACCGGCCCGTCGACGCGGATCACGATCGCGCTCGCGAAGGAGGACGAGTGAACCTGGAGACCGTCGAGATCTCGCTCGCCGGCGCCCGCGCGGCCGCCGCCGACTACCAGCGTGCCGCCCGGGAGCTGCCGGAGGGCTCCGAGCAGCGGCGCGAGTTCGAGGAGATCGCCCGCGCCTACCGGCTCGCGAGCCGCGACGGCCTCCAGCTGATCGCGCTCCACCCGACGCTCGCCGCCGGCGGGACGATGCAGCGCGACGTCGTCTTCGGCCACGGCCAGAGCTGGGAGCGGCGCGAGCGGTACGTGCTGCCGCGGCTCGCGGTCTGCCGCGCCTCGGCCGCCTACGTCTACACGCGCGGCATCGAGGACGACGGCGGCCTCGAGCTCGTCGACTCGCTCAACCGCCGCCCCACCTATCGCGCCGGCCTGGTCGAGGTCGAGGCCGGCACGTTCGAGCCGCCACCCGCCGGGTTCGTGGGCGGCAGCCGGCTCGTCGGCTCCTACTACTCCTCGGCGTGGGCGGCGATGGTGCCGATCGTGCCGCCGAAGCACCGGCCGCGGCGCGGGTCGCTGCTCGACCGCTACCTCGTGCTCTGGGAGGTCGACGAGTGGCGCTGGACGTCGATGCGGCCGCCGGCGCCGCGCGACCCGGCGCTGCTGCAGCACCTCGCCGGCGACCTCTACGCCGTGCTCGCGACCTGGGACCTGAGCGAGCTCGAGCGGCTCGTGCTCTCCGGGCGGCGCCCGCGATGACGCTCGACGAGCGGCTCGCCTTGCGCGCCCGCACCCGCCGGGCCCGGGCCGGCTGGCTCCGGCTCGAGGAGGAGGCCGTCGAGCTCGGCGACGAGGAGCTCGACTCCAGGGTCGCGATCGCCAGGCTGGCGATCCTCGACGTCGCCGACCGGCTCGAGCAGCTCTGCGGACTACATGACCTCGGCCTCGACGAGGTCGTCGCATGAGCACGGTTGTGCTGGCGATCGTGTTGCTGATCGCCGCGATTCTGCTCGCGCTCGTCTGGGCGACCGGACGGCATGAGCGGAACCAGGCCGCGGCCGACCGGCGCCGCCGTACGGCCCAACGGGAGGAGGCCCTGAGGGATCGTATCGAGCGGCGCCGTCGGCTTCGGTCAGGGCCCGGTGATGAGGGCCGAGAGACATGATCATGGCGTGGCTAGGCAGGGCGGGGCGGGGCTCGGCGCGGCTAGGCACGGCGAGGCGAGGCGAGACCGGGCTGGGCCGGGCACGGCTCCCCTCCTCGAGGTTCGGCACGACACGGTTCGGCGCGGCATCGTCGGCCTCGACGACGACGAGCATGCCGGATGACGACCGGGACGCGCTCCGCGAGCTCCTCCTCGGCGACGACGGCGAGCCTGTCCGGTGGCCGTGGCCGGACCGGCCGCCGACCCGCACGGCCGCAAGCTCATGGAAGCGCTCGGCGTCGTCGGGATGCCAGCGGTGAGGATCACGGCTGCCAGCGAGCTCACGGCGTCGCGGGACTGCGTGTCGCCGCTCTGCACCGAGGAGGCGCTGCCCGGGGCGGACCGCTGCCGGCGGCACGCGTCGATCGGGGAGGTCAGGGCGGCGAACGGCAAGCCCGGCGACCCGGTCGGGCTCGCGGCGCTCGAGCGGATGGACGCCGGGAAGCCGCAGACACCCGAGCCGAAGGAGCCCGTGTCGAGCGAGAGCCCCGACGGGCGCCGCACCAAGTACCTCGACGCCTTCCGCCGATACCAGCGCGAGAACGGCCGCTGGCCGCTTCCCGTCGACGCGAAGACGACCGGATACCTCCCGAGCGGCGACGTCGTCGCCAAGCACGCCGGCGGATGGGCGTCGCTCTGGGCGGAGCTCGGCGCCGGGCCCGTGCCGACGGGCCAGGCCGCGGCGAAGTACCGCCGCACGCCGAGCTCGGGGCGCGCAGCCGGGGGCAGCGCGAAGACGCAGGCCGTCTCACCGGCCGCCGCGGTGCTTCTTGCGACGCCGCAACCGTCGTCTCCCGCCCCTCTCGACGACGCCGCGCTATCGGCGCTCGTCGAGGCGCGCCCCGACGACACAACCGTGGGGCCGGGCGCCGGTGGGGCGGAGGGATCGGTCGGCCAGTCTGCCGACGGCGCTTCTCTGGCCGCAATCGGTGAACCGGGGCAGGAGGTTGGACTGACAGCGCCCGTCCCCGCGACCATGCTCGGGTTCTCGCTCGCGCTGACCGGCGACTTCGCCCGCGACGCCGACCGGGTTCGCGCCGAGGCCGAGCTGCTGCGCCGCCAGGCCGACGCGCTCGAGGTGATCGCCACCGGGATCGACCAGCTCGCCGACACCCTCGGGACGGGGTCGCCGTGACCGGCCGGCTGCCGGCCTACCTCCTCGTGCTCGTGCTCGCGCTGGTCGCGGCGCTCGCGATCGTCTCCGTCGCCGGCCAGCCCGGCCCGACCTGCACCCCCGCGAGGATCCGGTGAGCTACTGCCGCTCCTGCCGCGCCGAGATCCTCTGGGTCGGCACCGAGCGCGGGAAAGCGATGCCGCTCGACCGGGGGCCCTACCAGGGCGACGACCCGCGCGGCCTGTTCGTGATCCGCACCGACAGCGGCAAGCCGCTCGCGATCGCCGCCACCCCCGACGCCTTCCCCGACGAGCCGGTCTACACCTCGCACTTCTCGACGTGCCCAGACCGCGACAAGTGGAGGCGACCGCGATGAGCGACGAGCCGAGCATCGACACCGTCGAGGGCAAGCGGTGGATTCTCGCCGCGCGCTGCGCGCAGACGCGCCTCCTGATCGAGCTGCTCCTGCCCGACACGGGCGAGCTCGTCGAGCGCGACCTGCTCGTCCAGGTCGGCGAGGCCTGCGACCGGCTGCTCGATCACGCGCACGAACACGACTGGTCGAACGAGGAGGGCGAATGACAGCGAAGCCGAAGCCGCGCACCCGGTCGGTCAACCGGGGCCGCGGCCACTCCTACGAGCTCGACGGCGAGAAGATCCAAGGGGTCACGACCGTCCTCAACGCCGGCGTCCCGAAGAACGCCCTCACCAACTGGGCGGCGCGGGTCGCCGGCGAGTACGCCGTCGACCACTGGGCGGAGCTCGCCGAGCTCTCGGTCTCGGAGCGGCTCGAGCAGATCCGCACCGCCCCCGACCGCGCCCGCAACGAGGCCGGCGACCGCGGCACCCAGGTCCACGACCTCGTGCGCCGCTACCTCGCCGGCGAGGAGATCGTCGCCCCCGACGACCTCGCCGGCCACTTCGACGCCGGCGTCCTCTTCGAGCAGGAATGGCACCCCGCCGAGGTCGCGGTCGAGTTCGCCGTGTTCGCCCGCGCCAACGACTGGGGCCGACCAAGGGCCTACGGCGGCCGCTCCGACCTCCTCGCCCGGCTCGCCGACGGCCACCTCTGGCTGCTCGACTGGAAGACCGCGCTCAAGGGCGTGTTCCCCGACAACGCCCTCCAGCTCGCCGCCTACCGCAACGCTGACTTCTACATCGTCGACGGCCAGGTCGACGAGCACGGCCAGTACGTCGAGCACCCGATGCCTGCCGTGGATCGGTGCGGGATCGTCTGGCTCCGCGGCGACGGAACCTACGAGCTCGTCCCCCTCGAGGCCGACGAGCGCGCCTACGCGATCTTCCTGGCCGCGCAGGAGGTCGCCGCGTTCACCAAGAGCGAGCGGGACGACTGGATCTACTCGGCGCTGCGCCCACCGGTGCTCGAGCAGGAGGCGGCCGCGTGACGAGCGAGAGCCTGCGGCAGCTCGGCGACGAGCTCCGGTTCCTCGCCGCGACGCTCGAGCAGGTCGCCGCGGTCACCGGCTGGATGCTCGCGGCGCTCCTGCTCGCCGCCGCCCACTACCTCCTCACCGGCGGGATCGCGCGATGACCCGCATCGCCGGCACCTACAGCAGCGAGCCGCGCGCCCGGATCTGGGACGGGCCGATCCCCGGCACCCACGAGCCCGGGTTCGTCGAGCAGCCGATCCTCGAGCGCCCCCGCGACGAGGCCTTCGCCGCCGTCCGGCGGCTGATCGGCGGCGACCACGTCGAGCTCTACGCGTTCACGATGGGCGACTGCACGATCCTGCTCGGCCGCGAGCCCGCCGGCGCCAACGGCGAGCTCCGCTGGCACCTGACGATCTCGACGCCGACCAGGCACCCGACCTGGGACGAGATCAAGATCGCGCGGTACCGGCTCCTCGGCCCGGACACCGTCGTCGCGATGATCCTCCCGCCCGCGCACCTCTACGTGAACCTGCCGGTGCAAGACCACGTGATGCAGCTCTGGGAGATCGACGACCCGGCCCGGATCTGGGAGTCGCCGTGAGCACCGCCGGCTGGCGCGAGGCCGTCGCCGACGCGCTCGACGAGCAGGCCGCCGCGATCACCGCGGCGCTCGCCGAGCTCGACAACGTCCACGAGATCCTCCAGGAGCGCGGCCGCGACAAGCTCTCCACGGAGTTGCGCGGGTTCGCCGCAGGCCTCCGCTCCGAAGCGACCGACCTGACCTCCGAGGCGCGCGCGCTCCGCGCCGGCCCCGCCAAGCGCGACGGGTTCCCGCTCGCGCTCACCACCCGCCACCCGCGGCGCGCGATCGCGGCAGCCGTCGCCGACCCCGAACCAGAGGAGACACCATGACCACGATCGACGTTCGGCAGGCCACCGACGCGCTCGGCATCGACCCCTTCGACCTCGCCGAGACGCTGCGCAACACCGCCAGCGATCGGCTCGCCACCCTCGGCAGCCGCATTCGCCACCGGACCCAGCACGACGGGAGTCCCGGCGTCCGAGAACTGGTCAGCTTCGACGAGTTCGTCGCTCAGGTGCGGAATCTGCTCGCCGCGGCGATCGCCGCCGACGAAGTCTGGAGGGCGGACGAGTGACGGTCGTCCAGTACGAGGCGCCGCAGCCGCTACCGCCGAGCCGGCCCGGTGAGGAGCTCGCCGTCGGCCCGACCGGCGACGTCGCGAGGTTGCGCGCCGCAGCCGAGTACGCCGGCTACATCGCCGGCACCGAGTTCGTCCCGGAGGCGCTGCGCGGGAAGCCCGATGCGATCGCCGCGGCGATGCTCGCCGGCGCCGAGGTCGGCCTGAAGCCGATGGCGTCGCTGCGGATGGTCGCGGTGATCAAGGGCCGGCCGACGTTGACGGCGGAGGCGCAGCGCGGCCTCGTCGTCGGTGCCGGCCACGAGCTCTGGTTCGAGGAGTCGACCGTGACCCGGGCGATCGCGGCCGGTCGCCGCCGCGGCGAGGACCGGATCGGCCGGGTCACCTGGACGCTCGACGACGCGAAGCGCGCCGGGATCGCCGGGCAGAACAACTGGCGCTCCTACCCGGCCGAGATGCTCCGGGCCCGCGCGTCGGCGGCGCTGGCCCGCGCGATGTTCGCGGACGTCACGCTCGGGATCCCGGCCGTCGAGGAGCTCGAGGGCGAGCCCGACAACGGCACCGCCCCGCTCGCGCCGCCTCCCGATGCTCCGCCGGCGTCGTCGCGGACGCCCCGCCGCCGGCCCGCCGCGGCCCCGACACCCGCCGCGGCGGGCCCGGCGCCGGCGGAACCTGAGCCGGCGCCGGAGCCCGAGCCGGAGCCCGCCCCGGCGCCGGCGAGGCCTCCCGTCGCGCCGACACCCCCGCCCGACGAGCAACCCCCGCCCGAGGTGCCGCCGGAGCCGCTCGCGACCGACGCCTACAAGCGCCGGATCTTCGCCTCGATGCGCGACCTCGGCCTGACCACCGGGCTCGACGAGGACGCCGCCCGCGAGCGGCGCCTCGCCTACGTCTCCAAGGCCGCCGGCCGCACGATCGAGAGCTCGAACGACCTCACCATCGGCGAGGCCTCCCGGGTGATCGAGCGGCTCGACGCCGACAAGGCCGCGCGCGAGGCCGACGAGCAGACGTTCGTCGACGAGCTCGCCCGCGAGTTCGACGCGACCGTCGATACCGGAGGCCCTGAGGGCGCCCAGGACGCGCCGGCCGGGCCGGGCGACGCTCCGCCCGCCCCCGGGCCCGCAGGCCCGGACGAGCCCACAGGGGCGCCCGGCGCGCCGCAATCGGGCCCTGTCCCCTACAACGAGTTCCCGGAAGGCTTCTGAGGCGCCGCGCGTGCCGCGGGTACAGGGGTTCGGCGCCGTCGACCTGCTCGGATGGACGCCCGACGCGCTCGACCTCGTCGAGCACCTCCGCGGCTGGACCGAACCCGCGATCGAGCGGCTCGAGCTCGGCTGGCTCCCCGACCAGCGCCGCGTCCTGATCCCGATCCGCGACGACGCCGGCGTCGAGCTCGGCGAGCTCCGCTACGACCCGACCGGCGAGCGCCAACCGAAGATGCTCGCCTCGAGCGGCTCGCCGCGGGCGCTGTTCCCGCCGCCGGAGCTCCTCGCCGACGACGAGCTCGGCAAGCACCGCACCGTCTGGCTCGTCGAGGGCGAACCCGACGCGATCCGGCTCTGGTCGCTCGGCCTCCCCGCCGTCGCCACCCCCGGCGCCGGCAACTGGCGCGACGAATGGGCCGCCCGCTTCACCGGCCGCCACTGGACCGTGATCGTCTGCTTCGACTGCGACCAGGCCGGCCGCACCGGCGCCACCCGGGCCGCCACCGCGATCGTCCGCGCCGGCGGCGACGCCCGCCTCCTCGACCTCGACCCGACCCGCGACGACGGCTACGACCTCACCGACTTCGCCCACAACGCCGACACCCCCGAGCTCCGGGCCGGGGCAGCCACCCTGCTCACCGCGATCGCCGACAGCATCGACCTCCACCAGCCCGAACCCAGCGAGGGCGAACCCGGCGAACCCAGCGTCCGCCCCTGGCGCTCGATCCCCTGGTCGACGTTCCGCGACCAGGCACCCGAGGAGCACCGCTGGCTGATCGACGGGCTCCTCCCCGCCGGCGTGCTCTGCTTCATCGCCGGCCCACCCAAACGCGGCAAGACCTGGGTCGGGATCGGCCTCGCGCTCGCGCTCGCGCTCGGCCGCCCCTTCGCCGGCGAGCACCTCGTGCCGACCGCCCGCGACGTCCTCTACATCGCCCTCGAGGGATCCCAGACCGGCCTGCGAACCAGGATCGGCGCGCTCGCCCGCGGCCACCAGGCCGACCCCGACAGCACCGAGCTCGAGCGGCTCCACATGCTCTACCGGCCCCGCCCGTTCGACCTCGCCGAGCTCACCACCAGCGACTGGCTTCTGCAGGAAGCGACCGACGTCGACGCCCGCCTCGTCTTCGTCGACGTGCTCCGCGCCGCCGCCCGCTTCCAGGAGAACGTCGCCGAAGACTTCGCCCGCATCCGCGACCACCTCGACCCGCTCCTCCACGCCGAACGCACCGTCGTGCTCCTCCACCACTTCGGCAAGCTGAACGACACCCAGAAAGAGCGCAGCCCGGGCGAACGGATGGCCGGCACCGGAGCCATGTACGGCGCCCTCGACGTCGGCTTCCTGATCACCCGCAGCGAGGACGGCGCCCGCCGCCTCGGCGTCGTCGTCGAGGCCCGCGACTTCGCCGCACCCGACGCGCTCCAGCTCGCGATCGCCGGCGAGGGCGGCGGCAAGCACGGCGGATTCCGCTACGCCGACACCGCCACCCTGATCATCGACGAGCCCGACGAGGTCGACTACGTCGCCTCGGCCGAGACGGAGCTCGAGGACGAGCCCGCAGGTCTCAGCCGCGACGCGCTCGCCGAGCGCATCGGAAGCTGGAAGCTGTTCGAGCCGGCGATCGCCGCCGACACCGAACGCCGCGCCGAGCTGGGCGAGCCGCCCCGCATCGTCCGCTGGAAACCCGCCGACGACGCCGACGGCCGCTTCCCCGGCGTCGACGCGCAGGGCCGTCGGCGCCAGAAAACCTACGCCCCGTATCTCACGTTCGCCCGCTACGAGGACGCCCTGGCGGCGGCCGGGCCGACCCAGCCGAGCATCTTCGGAGATGGCATCTTCGGAGATGGTCGGTCCGACCCCGAACTGGCCGGACCGAACATCTCGGGAGATGTTCGGTCCGACCCCGAATTAGCCGGACCGAACATCTCGGGAGATGCTCGGTCCGGCCCTGGACCGACCGGACCGAACATCTCTGAATCGGGGGACGAGCTCGGTCCGGAGATGCTCGGTCCCCCTACGGGGGGGGACCGAGTGGACCGAGCATCTCCGGACCGGCTCGATAGCGGCGGCGACCCGACCGAGCCACCAGCGGAGGAACCATGACCGGCGAGCCGCTCTCCCGGGTCGAGTTCACCGTGCTCGGCCTGCCGCAACCGCAGGGCTCGAAGACGGTCATCCAGCAGAAGGGCCGCCGGCCTCGGATGATCGAGGACAACCCACAGACCGGGCCGTGGCGCTCGACCGTCGTCGCGGCCGCGCACGCCGCGATGACCCATCACGGCGACGAGGGGACGAGCGGCTACCTGCCGCCGCTCGAGGGGCCGCTCCGGCTCCGGGCCGTGTTCGTGTTCCCGCGCCCGGCCGGTCACTACGGGTCGGGCCGGAACGCCGGCCGGCTGAAGCCGAGCTCGCCGCTCTACGTACGCACGCGCCCCGACGTCGACAAGCTCCTGCGGGCGGTCGGCGACGCGCTCACCGGGGTCGTGTTCCGCGACGACGCGCAGCTCGTGATCGTGCAGGCGGAGAAGCACTACGGGGCGCCGCCGTGCGCGCTGGTGGTGGTCGAGGAGCTCGCGCTCGAGGACGACCGGCCGGGCCCGGAGGCCGAGCCGTGAGGGCCGCTCCGGTTGACGTCTGGCCGCCGGTGCGCCTAGACTCCGGGCGAGGGAAGCCCCGGCCGGGAACCTCTGCAGCGCGCCTCCCTGCGCTGGCTCACGCACCCGGCCGATGGAAGGTTCCCGATGGCAGCCGCGCCGAAGCAGCCCGCGAAGCACGTGACCGACCGGCCGCGGTGCTGCCTCACGAGGCGAGTTTTTAATTCGGGCGGGCCGCCGTGACCCCCGCAACTTCGGTCCCCCCCCTGATCGAGAAGCGACCGCGCCTGTTCGGGCCGATCGAGCTGCGGTGCGGCCGATGCCGCCGGATCGACGACGAATCCGCGTTCTCGCGTGATGCAACACGCCCCAGCGGCCGCTGCCGGATCTGCAAGCTCTGCGAGGCCGAGCGCGAGCGGCCGGCGCGCACGGTCGACGTCCGGCTCTGCGCGACCGGGTGCGGCCGGCCGGCGATCACGACCCGGCACCGCTACTGCGGGCAGTGCCGGCAGGAGGCCTACGCCCGGCAGAGCAAGCTGGCGCTGCTCCGGGAGCGGGATCGCCGGCGGCCGTCGACGACGGAGCGCGGCTACGGCGCGTCGCACGTGGCGACGCGCCGGCGGCTGGCGCCGATCGTGGCGACCGGCGAGGTCTGCTGCGCGCGCTGCGGTCAGCGGATCCTCGCCGGCGAGCCGTGGGATCTCGGGCACGTTGACGGCGACCGCACGCGCTACGCCGGGCCGGAGCATCGCCGGTGCAACCGGGCGACCGCGCTTCACGTGGCGCGGGCGCGGCGCACCTCGAGGTCGTGGTGATCGCCGACACGCTCGCCGAGCTCGTGGTGCCGATCGACTCGGTTAGGGCCTACGGGCGGAACCCGCGGCGCGGCGACGTCGCGGCGATCAGGCGGTCGCTCGAGGTCAACGGGCAGTACCGGCCGATCGTGGTGAACCGGCGGACGGGCGAGGTGCTCGCGGGGAACCACACGTGGGCGGCGGCGCGGGAGCTCGAGTGGACGGCGATCGCGGCGACGTTCGTCGACGTCGACGAGCAGGAGGCGGCGCGGATCGTGCTCGCCGACAACAAGACCGCGGAGCTGGGCGGCTACGACGACGCCGAGCTGGCGGCGCTGCTGCGGTCGCTACCCGACGGGCTCGACGGGACGGCGTGGCAGGATCGCGAGCTCGAGCGGCTGCTCGCTCGGATCGAGCGCGACGGCGTCGACGCCGGCCGCGACACCGAGCCGGGCCCGCGGCCGGCGCGGCCGAGGTCGAAGCCGGGCACGCTCTACGCGCTCGGCGCGCACCGGCTGCTCTGCGGCGACGCGACCGACCCGGTCGCGGCGCTACGGCTCCTCGACGGCGACCAGGCCGAGATGGTCTGGACCGACCCGCCCTACGGCGTCGCCTACCAGGTCTCGCTGACCGACCCCGCCTACGCTCGGCGGCGGCGGCAGGACGGCAAGGTCGTGCCCGGCGACGCGCTCGCCGAGGCCGACCACGCGGCGATGCTCGACGCGGCGCTCCGCGCGACGCTCGAGGTCTGCGCGCCGGGCGCACCGTGGTACGTCACCGCGCCGGCCGGGCCGCGCGAGTTCACGTTCGCGAGCGTGCTGAACGGGCTCGGCGTGCTCCGCGAGACGCTCGTCTGGGTGAAGGACGCGTTCGTGTTCGGCCGGCAGGACTATCACTGGCAGCACGAGCCGATCCTGTACGGGTGGAAGCCGGGCGCGGCGCACTACTGGAACGCAGGCCGGGCCGAGGCGACCGTGCTCGACGGCGAGCTCGAGCTCGGCGACCTCGATAAGCGGCAGCTCGTCGCGCTCGTCCGGCAGCTCCAGAACGAGCGGCAGACAACGGTCATCCGCGAGGACCGGCCGCGCCGCTCCGACCTTCACCCGACGATGAAGCCGGTCGGGCTCGTCGCCAGGTGCGTGCTCAACTCGAGCCGGCAGGCCGGGGTCGTCTTCGACCCGTTCGCCGGCAGCGGCACGACGCTGATCGCGTGCGAGAACCTCGGCCGCCGCGGCCGCGCGCTCGAGCTCGACCCCGGCTACTGCGACGTGATCGTCGACCGCTGGCAGCGGCACACCGGCGAGCAGGCGACCCGGCTATGAGGTGCTCGGCGACGACGAGGGCCGGCGCGCGGTGCCGCAGCTACGCGATCGCCGGCACCGACCGCTGTCGGGCGCACCGGCCGCCCGTGCCGGCGGCCGAGCTCGTCGCGCAGCTCGTCTCGATGCTCCGCGCCGGGAACTACCTCGAGGTCGCCGCGGTCGCGGCCGGCGTCTCGGTCGCCGAGCTGCTCGAGCACCCGGCGCTCCGCGACGAGATCGAGGCCGCCCGCGCTGAGGGCGAGGTCAGGGCGATCGCGAGGATCGCGGCCGCGGCGACCGAGAGCTGGCAGGCGGCGGCATGGCTGCTCGAGCGGCAGTACCCGGATCGGTGGGGGAGGCCGGCGACCAGGCCGGAGGAGCGGCCGCCGGCGCCGCTGGTGGCGCCCGACGCGCTCGACGAGCTCGCGAGTCGGCGCGACGAGCGTAGGGCCGGCCGGTGAGCGTCGTCGATCGTGCCGAGAAGCCGTCGGTCGAGCAGCTCTGCGGCCGGTGCCGCATCTCTCACGTGGGCAGCGCGTTCGCCGTCGTCTCGCCGCGAGGGGTCGCGCATTACGCGTTCGATGACGGGACGACGCTCTGCGGCAAGGATGCGACCGGCCCGAAGTGGTGGCGGCCGAGGTGAGCGTCCTCGACGCGACCATGCCGCGGATCATGTATGCGCCCGACTACGGCTCGAGCGCCGGCGCCGAGGCGATCGAGTTGGCCGCGATGGCCGGGCTCGTGCTCGACCCGTGGGAGCAGCTCGTGCTTGAGACGGCGCTGGGCGAGGGCGACGATGGCCGCTGGGCGGCCGCCGAGGTCGGGCTCTGCGTGCCGCGGCAGAACGGCAAGAACGCGGTGCTCGAGGCACGCGAGCTCGCGGCGCTCTTCCTCCTCCGCGAGCGCCTGGTGATCCACTCGGCGCAGCAGTTCAAGACGGCGAAGGAGCATTTCCAGCGGCTGCTCGCGCGGATCGAGTCGACGCCCGATTTCGACCGGCGGGTGCGGAAGGTGATCCGTACGCACGGCGAGGAGGGGATCGAGCTGCGCAACGGGCAGCGGGTCCTCTTCTTCGCGCGGACGAAGGCCGCGGGCCGGGGCTTCTCGGAGGCCGAGCTGATCGTGCTCGACGAGGCGATGTTCCTCGCCGAGACGTCGATGGGCGCCCTGGTCTTCACGCAGGCGGCGGCGCAGAACCGGCAGCGCTGGTACACCGGCTCGGCCGTCGACGAGCTCGTCCACCCCGACGGGGTCGTGTTCGCGCGGGTGCGCGAGCGGGCGCTCGCCGGCAACGACCCGCGGCTCGCCTACTTCGAGTGGTCGGCCGACTGCGACCGGCCCGAGCTGCTCGAGCCCGACCTCCTCGGCGACGAGGACACCTGGGCGGCGGCGAACCCGGCCCTGGACATTCGGATCAGCCGGGAGGCGGTCCGCGACGAGCTCCGCTCGCTCGACCGCAGGACGTTCGCGGTCGAGCGGCTCGGCGTCGGTGCGTGGCCGGCGACCGACGCCGGCCGCGAGGAGGTGATCCCGGCGGAGAAGTGGCTCGCGCTGACCGACGAGGAGGGCGAGATCACCGGCTCGGTCGTGTTCGCGTTCGACGTCTCCCCCGACCGCGGCAGCGCCGCGATCGCGGTCGCCGGCCGCCGACCGGACGGGCACCTCCAGGTCGAGGTCTCCGAGCACCGCCGCGGCGCCGCCTGGGTCGTCCCCGAGCTCGTCCAGAAGCGGGCCCGCTGGGACCCGATCGCGGTGATGGCCGACGCCGCCGGCCCGGCCGGCTCGCTCGTCTTCCGCTGCGAGGAGGCCGGCTTCTCCGTCGACGTCGTGACCGCCGCCGACCACGCGAGGGCGTGCGGGCTGCTCGTCGACCTCGTCGACCAGGCCGAGCTCCGACACCTCGGCAGCGGCGAGCTCGCGAGCGCGCTGCGGGGCGCGACCCAGCGGCCGCTCGGCGACGCCTGGGCCTGGTCGCGGAAGAACTCGACCGTCGACATCACCCCGCTCGTCGCGGCGACGCTCGCGCTCTGGGGCGCGGCGACGCTCGGCTGGGATCCGACCGAGAGCCCGGTGATCTTCTGAGGCTCTGGCCGTCCCGCAACCGCGAGGTGATGCCGCCGACCGACGGGCCGGACACGCCCTGGTGGGAGACCGGGAGCTGGCCCTCGATCGTCCCCTACTTCGGCGTCACCTGGTCGCCGCGGCTCGCGGAGCGGATCTGGGTCTCGAACCGGTGCATGCAGCTCGTCGCGCAGCAGATCGCGTCGATGCCGCTGCGCTACTACGGGTCGCCGGCGAGCAGCGAGCCGGCCTGGGTCGCCAACCCCGACCCCGTCTGGTACGGCAACGGGATCGGCGACGCGGTCTTCTCGATGGTCTGGTCGCAGCTCGGGTGGGGCGACACCTTCCTGCTGGTGACCGACCGGTACGCGACCGGCTACCCGGCCGCGTTCACCGTGCTCGACCCGGCCGCCGTCAACGTCGACCTCGTCGCCGGCCGGCGGGTCTACCGGACCGCGCAGCTCGAGCTCAACACCGAGGACGTGATCCAGGTCAGCCGTGACCCGCGCGGCCGGCTGCGCGGCACGAGCTGCCTGTACGCCTACGCCGACCAGCTCTGGGGCGCGATGGCCGCCGGCGAGCTCGGCCGGCAGATGGTCTCCAACGGCGGCGTCCCCAACGCGGTGCTCAAGAGCCAGCGGCGGCTGACGGCCGAGCAGGCGGAGGCGATCCAGACGCAGTGGGTCGCGGCGCGGGCCCGCTCCGGGGTCGGCGCGCCGGCGGTTCTCCCGCCGGAGATCGACTTCCAGCAGCTCAGCTTCAACGCGGCCGACGTCGCGCTGATCGACCTGCAGGAGTTCGACGCGAAGGCGATCGCGTCGGCGTTCTCGATCCCGGCGATGATGCTCAACCTCGAGCTCCGCGGCTCATTGGTCTACCAGGCGCCGGAGCAGCTGTTCGAGTTCTGGTGGCGGACCGAGCTGCGACCCTTCGCGACACGGCTGCAGCGCGCTTTGTCGGCGAACATGCTGCCGCGCGGCTCGTGGGTCGAGTTCGACGCGCGCGCGGTGCTCGCACCCAGCTTCCAAGACCAGGTCACCTCCTGGTCAACCCTTGTGAAGGAGGGGATCGTGACGAAGAACGAGATGCGCGCGGCGATTCTGCATCTGCCGGCGCTCGAGGAGGGCGAGGCGATCGCCGACCTGACCGAGCCTCCGACCGCCGCGGCCGCGCCGACGCTCGAGGCGCTGCCCTCGGCCGAGGTGCAGGAGCTCCGCCCGGCGATGGTCGTGACGGGATGAGCGCGACCGTCACCCCCATCCTGACCGGTACCGGAACGTTCCGGCGGACCTACCAGGCGCAGATCGTCGAGGGCGACGGCCGCACGCTCGAGGCGCGGGTCGTGCCCTACAACGTCGTCGCGGAGGTCGCCGACCCGCCCGACTTCCGGCCCTACCGCGAGATGTTCGTCCCTGGGGCGTTCGAGAAGCAGCTCGCCGCACCCGACCGCGTCCGGGTCTGGCTCAACTTCGAGCACCAGCAGGGGCTCGGCGGGATCGTCGGGCACGGCGTCGAGCTCAGCGAGGAGCCCTCGGCGCTCGCCGGCCGGTTCCGCGTCCACGAGAACGCCGACGGCGACAAGGCCCTGCAGCTCTACCACGAAGGGCTCCTGACCGGCCTCTCGCTCGAGTTCGCCGCGATGCGCTCCCGCGTCGTGAACGGGGTCACCGAGCGGCTCCGCGCGCATATCCACGCCGTCAGCCTCTGCCGCTTCCCCGCCTACCAGGGCGCCGCGGTGCTCGCCGCCCGCCAGGGCCTGATGATGGCGGCGGACGAGGACACCGACCCGTGCGCCGAGTGCGGGCACGCCGCCGGCACGCACGTGGCCTGCGGCGTCAACGGCTGCCCCTGCAATGTCTACGTGCCCGACGGGACCGAGTGCGCGAGCTGCGGCCACCAGATGGCGAGCCACGTCGCCTGCTCGGTCGAGTTCTGCGACTGCGAGGCCTACGTCGAGGCCGACGACGCCGCCGCCGACCAGGCCGCCGGCGAGCCCGCGGTCGCCGGCCGCGCCGCGCCGCCGATGCCCGAGGGGCTCGAGGAGCGGCTCGCCGCGCTCGGGATCACACCGCTCGGCCGGATCGCGAAGACCTCGCAACCCTGGAGCGGCGACCCCGGCCGGTTCACCGACGAGCAGTACCGCGCCTCGACGCTCCACTCCCGCCCCGGCCCGAAGGAGGCCTGCCTGCTGCCGGTGCTCGAGCCCGACGGCACCCTGAACGTGAACGCGCTCGGGCCGGCCGCCGCCGCGCTCAACGGCGCCCGTGCCGGCCTCCGGGGGATGAGCCAGACCGACAGGGCGGCCGCCGCCCGCAAGCTCGTCCGGTACTACAACGCCGCCGGGATCGACGTCCCGCCGGCGCTGCGCACGCTCGCGAGCTCCTGACCCGGAGGTTGCGCCGTCCTGCCGCTGTGCCTACCATCGGCGGCAGAACGGCGCACCCTGCCGGGCTTGCTGAAGCGGACACCGCGCCACGCAGGCGTCACCTCCGCCGGGGCTCTGAGGGCAGCCCCCGCCGAGCCCACATATCCCGCATCAGCACCCGAGGAGGATTGACGTGTCTGGCATGAGCGCAGTCCGCATGCGGCTCGAGCGGCTCGCCGACGAGCGCAAGCGCACCCAGGAGAAGATCGCCGACCAGCTCGAGCTCGCCGAGGACGACCAGCGCGACCTCAGCGATCCCGAGCAGGCGATCCTCGAGAAGCACCGCGCCCGGATCACCGACCTCGACGAGGAGATCGCCGTGATGACGATCGACCTCGAGCGCGCCGACAAGGCGCAGGACGTCTCGGCGCTGATCCGCGGCGCGCAGACCGTCGAGCTCGGTGCCGGCAACGGCGAGGGCGCGATCGTCTACCGCACCTTCGCCGCCTACGCCCGCGACCAGCTGATCAGCCGCTACCCCGAGATCGCGAGCCTCGCCGCCGGCGACCCGTCCCGCGCCGCGGGCATCCGCGAGGAGGCGGTCGCACGGCTGCAGCGGGTCGTGAACACGACCACCGCCGACGTCGCCGGCCTGCTGCCGCCGCAGTACCTCGCGCAGATCCAGGACATCATCAACAAGTCGCGGCCGGTCGTCGCGAGCGGCCGGTTCGTGCCGCTGCTGACCGGGAAGCTCACCTACCCGCGCATCACCAACCGGCCGACCGTGCTCAAGCAGGGCGCGGAGAAGACCGAGGCGGGCGCCGGCTCGATGAGCGTCGTGATGGACACCGTCAACGCCGACACCTACCTCGGCGGCGGCGACCTCTCCTGGCAGACGATCAACTGGGCCACCCCGGACGCGCTCCAGCTCTGGTTCGACCTTGCCGCGGAGGCCTACGCGAAGCAGACCGAGACCGCGGCCTGCTCGGAGCTCGGCACCGCCGGCGGCGGCACGATCGCCGTCCCGCTCGGCACCGCGGGCACCGAGAGCTTCTCCCAGTGGCGCACCGCCGTGCTCTCGGCGCTGAACACGATCTACAACCAGACCGGCGGCCGCGCGATGTCCGACACCCTCTGGGTCTCGGCCAACCGGTTCTTCCAGCTCGCCGGGCTCGGCACCGACCAGATCCTCCAGGTCTCCGCCGTGGGCAACATGGACATCTCCTCGATGACCGGCACCTGGTCGGGGCTCCGGGTGGTCGGCAGCTACGGCTTCACGAATGCGAACGCCGGGGTCGTCGGCGACGCGTCCGCCTTCCTCGTCTCCGAGAGCCCGAACGCGCCGGTCGAGATGCGCGCGGTCGAGCCGAACATCGGCGGGATGCAGGTCGGCGTGATCGGCGGCTTCAAGTCCAAGGTGTTCGACCCCAACCGGTTCATCCACATCAGCTAACGGGCGGCTGAGCGGCGGCCGTGTCCTACGCCGAGACCGACGAGCTCTTCCGGGTGCTCAAGGTTCGCAACCCGACCAGCGACCAGCTCGCGGCCGGGCAGCGGGTGCTGGACGCGGCCGCCGCCGAGATCGACGCCGAGCTCGGCCTCCCGACCCCCTACGACCCGGCCGGCACCGTCGGCGGGACGAACCCGGCGCCGGCCTTGGTCGTCGAGGTCAACCTCGAGCGGGCCGTCGAGCACTGGCGGCAGCAGGAGGCGCCGTTCGGCGTGCTCGGGTTCGACTCGACGATGCCGACCCCGACCGCGACCGACTCCTTCAACCGGCACGCCACCAAGCTCTCGCCGTTGAAGGCGAGCTGGGGGATCGGATGAGCTCGCTGACCGAGATCGCCGACGCGCTCGCCACGCAGATCGACGACTACCTCGCCGGGCTCGACTCGAGCTACGGCGAGCTCCAGGTCGAGCCGCGCCGGATCTTCAACCCGACCCCGCCGGCGATCGACATCTACCCGGCCGACGCGGTCGCGCAGGAGCAGACGAGCTTCGGCTACGCGGGCCGCGACGCGTTCCTGACGATCCGGGCCCGGGTGACGATGGCCGACGAGGACGCCGGCCAGGACCTCCTGCTCGAGCTCGCCGACACCGGCGCGACCTCGATCATGGCGGCGCTCGCGTCCGACAAGACCCTCGGCGGCACCGTCGACGCCCATGCGGTCGAGAGCCAGTCCGGGTTCCGGGTCTACGAGGACGTCCCCGGCACCGCCGCCTACCTCGGCTGCGAATGGACGATCCGGGTCGTGCGCTCATGAGCCGGCTGCTCTGGCTCTCGAACGCCCCCTGGGGCGCGAGCGGCTACGGCGAGCAGACCGCCCTCTTCGCCCCGCGGCTCCGCGACCAGGGCCACGAGATCTCGATCCTCTGCAACTACGGCCTGCAGGGCCGCGAGACGACCTGGAACGGGATCACCTGCTACCCGAGCGACGGCCAGTGGGGCAACGTCAACCTGCCGATGTTCGCCGAGGAGCTCGAGATCGACCAGGTGCTCGTCCTCTGCGACGCCTTCGTGCTCAAGCCCTCCGTCTGGCCGGACGAGCTGACGGCGGCGGTCTGGGCGCCGGTCGACCACTACCCGATCCCGACGCCCGTGCTCGGCGTGCTCCAGGACACCGCGCTGCGGCCGATCGCGATGAGCCGGTTCGCCGAGCAGCTCATGCGCGAGGCCGAGCTCGACCCGCTCTACGTCCCGCACGGCGTCGACACCCAGCGGTTCCGGCCGCAGCCCGAGCTCCGCGACGCCGTCCGCGACGAGCTCGGGATCCCCCGCGACGTCTTCCTGGTCGGGATGGTCGCGGCGAACAAGGGCAACGCCTCCGTGCCAAGGAAGGGGTTCCCGCAGGCGTTCCTCGCCTTCAGCCGGTTCACCCGAGCCCACGAAGACGCCTGGCTCTACGCGCACACCGAGGCGCAGCCGTTCATGGGCGGCGGCGGCGGCCTCAACCTCGACGTGCTCGCCGAGACCTGCCAGATCCCGCAGGGCCGGCTCCGGTTCCCGCACGCGAAGGCCTGGCAGCTCGGGATCCCCGCGCAGGCGGTCGCGTTCATGTACCAGGCCTTCGACGTGCTCCTGATGCCGTCGATGGGCGAGGGGTTCGGGATCCCGCTGGTCGAGGCGCAGGCCTGCGGCGTCCCGGTGATCGCGAGCGACCACTCCGCGATGACCGAGCTCACCGCGGCCGGCTGGCTCGTCCACGGCGACCCCTGGTGGGACGAGCTCCAGCAGGCGTTCTTCATCGTCCCGTCGATCGACGGGATCGTCGCGGCGCTCGAGGCGGCCTACGAGGCGCGCGGCGACGAGCGGCTCCGGGCCGCCGCGGTCGAGCACGCCGCCGGCTACGACGCCGACGTCGTCGCCGACCGCTACTGGCGGCCCGCGCTCGCCGAGCTC